TACCACGCGACTCAAGCGTGCGTTCACATACAAAGCCTTGAATCGCCTGATTCAAGCGTCGGCGGCCGATATGACCAAGCAAGCGATGGTCAATATTTACAAAACGGGGCGTATCCCACTGGTGCAAGTGCATGATGAAATCGCCATGTCAGTCACCGACAAAAATGATGCACTGCAAATTGCACACATTATGGAGTCTGCGGTATCTTTGGAAGTACCTAACAAGTGCGATGTAGAAATCGGACCCAGTTGGGGCGAAGCAGTGTAGCTTTTAAGCTACTACCTGTAGTTTAAAAACTACGCAAGCTACTGCTTCGATTTCATTTGACTCCCTTGATGATTGCCGCCTTCGGGGCGGCTTTTTTATTAGACTAAAGTATTAATATACTAGTTTGTCAAATTCGTTACACTTCAGATTCATTTCACAACTATGGGAGAAACGAAATGAACGTAAAGTTAGAAAGTCCTTTTCTTAAATTTGATAAAAAAACAGGAACTTACACCTTCATCGCGGAGAAAGAGTATAAATTTCCGCCGCTGAAGAGAAAGTATTTAAGCGCCTTGGAAGCTATTCAACAGGTTAAGAAGTATGAAGCCGGTAAAGCTCAACTGTATGCAGGAGAAAAACTGGTAACTTTTTAAAAAATAATCCCAGGATCTTAGAGCCGCCTTCGGGCGGCTTTTTTATGCGTAAATCTTGTATGTTCCCATAGGTTCGCATATAATCGCAGATATCTTAGGAGAGTTTTATGGATACCCAACGTTGGAAAAGCGTCCTCGTGCCTCGTGATGTGTATGAAGACATTAAAGAAATCGCGCAAACTGAAGGCCGAACAATTTCTGGACAACTGCGACTGATTTTTGAAACCTATATCGATAAAGGTTATGACAAAAAGCATTCTTATAACCCAAAGAAAGATCCACGTCGGATGAACGTATACGATTGATCACGGAACTACGGGAGAAGTTCAATGAAAGTTTACAGAATTACAGACAACGGAACTGACGCACAGTTTTACGCCGATTCCCCTCCACGCATTCGGAAATACAAACTCGAATCTGAAAACCCCGAACTGATTACCGTCGAAGAATTTGAGTACAACTATAAGTGGCAACTCATTGTTTTACTCAACGACGCGCTCAAGACGGGAATGGAACGTCATGAAACCGCAATTCGATCCTGATCTAATCTGGTTAATGCCTTTAATAATCGGGCTAATATATGTTTTCCATTATACGTTTTTTGGATTCGTACCGTTATGAACAAATTTGTTACTAAAATCCGCAAAAAATTATTACGCACACACGTCAAAATGCTGAGCGCTTACGCTCGAAAGAAAATGAAACGCGCATACGAACTCGAGGACAAAGCAATTTGGCTCGAACTCGAACTGCGTGAAATTGAAAAACAGGAGAAGCACACATGATTACCCTTAATTACACTCGCCAAAACGGCAATAATAAAGGCCTACGCAGTGTTCAATTCGTTATCGACGAACAGTTGGGATTGGACGCGATGCTGTACGAATTGACTCACTTCTTGCGTGCAATGGGATACGCCATCGATTCAGACGAGCAGTTGATGGTTGTACTGCCCGAAGAAATTGAAGCGTTGTACGCGCCAGTCGATGCCGAAGAAATTGAAACCATCCTGAAAGACCTGACCGATGACGATAAAGAGTGAGGAACAACTGGATCTCAATCCACAACCGCTAGAAAATGAATTGAGCGACGCCGTCGGTCAACGACTGCGGAACAATCAATGCCCGCGTTGCATGGGAGACCTTACGCGGATCACGGATCACGGTTCTACTAAACGGTATTGTTTTCAATGCCGCATGACCGTTATAGATACCAGTGGACAAAAAAGCACAGATCGTCCATGACTTGGCCGTTAAGGCCGGTATCGTCAAGGATGAAGACAGAACATTACTCGCCCTGCGGAACGGTTGCCGTGCGTACATTGCAAATCTGGAAGAGCTGACAGAATTTGCGCGCCTTGTGGGTGAGATTGCCAGAGAGAACGAACGAAAGGTTATCGAAAAACGTTTGCACAATTCTCATAAAGCGATATAGTTTGCACAACTATTCCCGTAGTTGACTCCAAAGCCCCGTTAGTTCCCTATGACTTTCGGGGCTTTTTTTCATCTGGGGTGTTGACATGTATGCGATAAACGATTAACTTCTAAATCTCAACTACACGGGAGAACCGAAATGAACCAGAATGAATGGGTTGAAAAGCACAACGAAATGGTGGCCAAGCATAACAAGCGAGTGGCCTCGATCCGCGAAACACGGCTACCAAAATCTTGCGTAGACGCCCTTGATGAAACGATGAAGGTGTTGGATCAGGTGCATGAATCGTTGATTGATGGTGTATGCCACGGCTACCACCCTCTAACGCTCGACGATATCGTCCGTCTAACCACAGCCTTGCAAAAACTCAAAGCAGAGTTCAACCCACGGGAGATTCGACAATGACAATAATGACTGATCTCGAACGCGTCGAACTGAAACGACTCCGTCTGCAAACCAAAGCCCTACGGGAAGAAATTGCAGAATTGAAAGAACGTCTCGGAGCCATGCAAGCGCCGGTGACGGTCAAAGAGTTGATGCAAACACTGGCGTCTATCATTGATGACGACATGCCGGTGTATGTCTACGACCTCTCAACCGATGAAGCCTACCCGCTGATCATGGTTGACCCCACCATCAGCGACCGGATTGACCTCAACTTCAGATCAGAACCGGAGGAATTATGAAGATCACAATTGATTTGACCCCAGAGGAATTCCAAGCCTTGTTTGTCCCCTCAGAAAAACAATCGGAATTCGCCCTCGAAGCGTACAACGCCTATGTTAAAATGTTCCATGAGTCGATGATGCAAAACATCGACCCACACAACATGTTTAGACCCAAAGAACCTCGGAGCTAAACGCAATAAACGCAACGGGTTGTAGCCTAAAAGCTACAACTCTGTTGTACAAACTGTAATTTTTAAACTACGGGGCATCAACCGATGGAAAAACGACCTACCCTCACTCGCGGGTACGACGGGCAACTGACCCTCGAATCCTGCTACCTACTCTGCAAATACATGGCAGAAGAAGCCGAAATGAACGACGAGGCAGAACATGCCAAAGATTGGCTACTCGAAGCCAACCTGTATAAAGCCGAACTCGACATGCGGCTCCAAGGCTACTCCCGAAATCCCATGCTCGAACGTGAACTGGAAAGAAATCACGATTCGTGGGCGGCGGTCACCGTGCAAATGCAATTGCCGGAGGCGTCGTGAAGACGAGGCAAAAATCGCAAAAAACGAGGCTGTTACGGGAGTTTGTGTAACAAGTTACAGGGTTCGCGGATCGCGGATCACGGCTCAGGGCCCCGTATTTCGGGGCTTTGTCGTTTTTGAGGTACAAAAGTTACTTGTTACTTATATGGCTCAGAAAATGAAAAAATATTTTTTGCAAAAAATAGCCGTAACCGGTGTAACCGTGTAACCAACAAGGCTCTATCCCTTATGTAGTAAGACTTTCAGAGGTTACATAAACTGGTTACACCTGTAACCTACAAATATGTAACCAAGAATACAAAAATCAAAAGTGTGTTAGGCGGGGGGTGAGTCAAAAAAAATCTTTTTGAATTTCTGGCTATATATAAGGGAAGGCTTTATTTTATACTCCACACACGACCTTTAACTACTTTGGAGGAGGCACATGCCGAGGACTGCAAAAGACCCCGTGACCCAGAAGAAATCTCTGGAAGAACTGAAGAACAAACCTTTGACCCGACGGCAGGAGCTTTTTGTCAAAGAGCTTGTTAGCAACGACGGGATGATTACCAACAGAGAAGCCGCGATCAATGCAGGCTACCCCGCATCCAGTGCTCATGCTCGAGCATATGAAATGATGAACCCAAACATCTGTCCGCATGTTGTGGCCGCTATCAAGGCTTACCGCGATGAGTTGGACGCTAAATATGCTGTCAACTATCAGCGGCACTTAAGAGATCTGCAAGTGATCCGTGACCAAGCATTGCAGAACGGGGCTTATTCTGCGGCCGTCCAAGCGGAATACCGTCGAGGCCAAGCGCACGGCGACATCTATGTAAATAAATCAGAAATTAGACACGGCTCGATTGATTCCATGAGCAAAGAAGAAGTCATGAAAGCATTGGAAGAAATGAGGAAAGGCTATGACGCAAACGTTATCGACATTACTCCAAAAAGATCACACGATCCCGAGGACAGCGCAGAAGCGGGAGAGCGGATTCTACAGGCAGGTGAAGGACAGCTTGAAGAATTCGACGAGGAATTTGATTCTGACGAGACTTGAGACGTGGGCAATGCCCGGAGTGCCAGACCTTTTGGTCTGCGACGAGTCCGGCAAGCTACATCTTATTGAGCTTAAATTTACAAAAACTAATGCGGTTGAATTGCGACCGCATCAGGTTTCGTTTTTGAGCAAGCATAAACACGCCTCAACATGGATTCTGGTCAAGAAGTGGCCGCAGAAAACAGACGATCCCGAAATCTATTTATTTAGGGGAGAAGACGCCGTTGATCTGAGGATGGACGGCCTAAGCAAAGTTGAGCCGGTCATTGTTTTTGGCAAACGTGTGGACTGGGAGAAACTTTGGGGGTTGATCTGCCCACAATAATCCCATAATATGCAACCTCGCTAACAACTACGGGAGGAATTAGCGATGGAAGTAGCAGTAAAGGCTTACATAATCGACTCGCACCCAAACAAAGAAGCCGTCTTTGAATGGGTGCGGAACAATTGGCACGATTTGGCAGACGTAGACCTTGAAGACATTGTTCAGTCGCTCAAGGCTTTGGCAGATCACATCGACGGCACGTTGGATTATTCCATCTCATGTGTCCCCGACCGAGGCGAATTCATCCGCCTTAGCGGTTTCAATCAATCCCTTCTGAATAAACTCAATGCGGACGATTGTCCTTTGACGGGCATGTGGTCTGATTATTGTGTGATCAAAAGCGCGCAACACCTCGAGCTTGAATCTGTTGTTCTCAAGGTCTGCCACGACTGCGGCGAGTTTCGGTATTCCGATGAAGGTCTCGAGGATTTCTTGTCCATGAACGAATACTTATTCCTTGAAGACGGGAGGATCTTGTAATGCAGGGCATGAAGTTAGTGGAGTCGGCGACGTTGCGTTGGTATGAGACGCCGGAGTGGACTGTGTTTCTCGATGAACAGGGAATTCCAGAAGGCTTTGAACACGCTGAACTTGGTGACGAGGGTGGTAGCGGCGGCCTTTGGTTTGATGGGACGCACTTGGTGGACTACGACGGGGTGTACAGCCTGCCGCAGGGAGTGATCGACATTTGCGAGAGTGTCGGTTTGAACATGGATTATGCGAAGGATGATGACTACGAGGGAGTAACAGAAGATGAATAGACAGTTTAATCATATGTATGACATTGCTTTTTCCGTGGTGTCGGAGTTTAGCGACCCCTACGATGCCGTGGAGAAAGATCCGCAATTGATTCGCGACAGAATGTTGAAGCGCATCGCAGGGTTGGGAGACGACGAATTATTAGAAGCACTTGGTTGGTGCGACACCTATGAAGTGGAGGATGAATGATGAGTGAACGGGAGCAAATCTTTGAAGCACTGTTTAAGTTTACGCAAGATACGGGAATTGTTTGGGAAGTCAACTTTGACGATTTCGAGCTTTTATCGGTCAACTTTAAATACACCGACGATTCGGAGGAAGATTAGTGTTTATATTTGCTTGGATAGCCAAACTGATTTACGGAGAAGAAGCCTATGAGAAAGCCAGTAAACGAAAGGTGAGGCCGAGACGCCGCCGCCGATGATCAAGACCCCGCCTCGAGCGGGGTTTTTATTTTTGAAAAAATTACTTGCATTGTGTTGTGCTTTATAGGAATATCGCCAGTGAGCAATTTTGCTCGGCCAATAACTACGGGAGATTTTGTTATGGCAACTTATCAAACAAACGCCTTTGCACATGGCATTGGTAACAGCGCGGTTTCATCCAACTGGTTCAACCGGCCTGAAGATGAACGCTTCCTTTCACTGGACGACATGTTGGCCCACAAGCGCATCGACGCTCAGCAGATGAAGTCTCGGATTGTGGACACTCACAAGATGAACATCGTCGGCACTGTCGATGCTGACAACCCGTCTCGAGGCGACGTGCTGATCGAGTACCGTGATGAGAACGGGATCGAAGGTGAGAACATGCCCACCAACTGGTCCTTTGGTCAGCTCGCTCAATTGGCGGGAGCGCCGGCCGGTTATCTCAAAGACTTGCCCGCACCGATGGTGGCGGACTGCTTGCAGTGGGGCCTACAGCACAACCGGTCTCGAGACTTGGTGAAGGTGTACAGCCAAGGTGATCAAGGTGAACTGCGGGCCGCGACTGGTGCTGATTATGGCCGCATCTATGATCATGAGATCCTGAAGCCCATCAAAGACTTGGTGGACGCGAGCGGCGGACGATGGAAAGTGCCGGGCATGATGGTGGGATCAAGCAATGGTTTGGCCGTTTATGATCCTGAAGTTCCCGTCACCAAAGACACCACGACACTGTTTGCCAGTGACCGTGACATTTTCGTTTTCTTGGTTGACGACCGGAATCCCATTGAAGTCGGTAAGCTTGCCAATGGTGAGCCTGACCTCATGTTCCGCGGCTTCTATGCTTGGAACTCCGAGACCGGCAGTAAGACGGCCGGTGTTGCGGCAATGTACCTGCGAGGCGTATGCATGAACCGGAATCTATGGGGCGTGGAGAATTTTCACGAGATCAAGATTCGCCACACCAAGTTCGCTCCGGACCGGTTTGCGATTGAGGCCCGCCCTGCTTTGCAGTCGTTTGCCACTGGTGCGACGTCCACTTTTGTGGAAGGCGTCCAGAAGGCTAAGTCAGCGAACGTCGCCAAAACTGACGATGATCGTCTCGACTTTCTGACCAAGCGCGCCGGCCTGAGTCAGCGTATGGCTAAGGCCGCGATGCAACGTCACGAGAAAGAGGAAGGCCGGCCGCTTGAATCAGTGTGGGACGCGGCTCAGGCGATCACCGCTATTGCCCGTGATATCCCGCATCAAGATAACCGGATCGATATTGAACGTCGCGCCGGTAAACTACTGGACAAAGTCGCCGCATAATTACCGCGACTAATACAGGCCGGCCGGAGAAATCCCGCCGGCCTTTTTATTGACCGATAAAAATTGTTATGCGATATTGTCAATTCATTTCATAACTACGGGAGAAATTGAAATGTGCGAAAACATCGTTGTTGAATATGTTCCGAGCGGTTATGACTACCGCGAAATTGAGTATCGGTGCGGTTCGACCGGCATCGATGGCAATCCAGTGTGGTGTGATACTTGTGAGAATTCGGATCGAGTTCGCCGCATTATGGACGATAGTGAGGCCGATAACGCTTGGTTGCGCTCTGCCGGTTGGGGGGAAATGTGAAATGAACAGACAGCAACTTGAATCCCTGTACCGCGTGTTCTGTCGTGATCCCGATGGAGCACAATCGTTTCTGGAGTTTCGACGCCGTGCTGAACTGGCAGTCGCCTGCCGGCCAGACGAGCGGGCATACATGATCCGATGGTGCGGGATGTGGCTCGGGATTGAACCCGACGGCTATACCCATAGCTAACCAATAGGCCGGAATTACTCCGGCCTTTTTTATTTGCACTATTGGTTGCGTTTATCGCATAATCAGGACTGGCCAATACCGGCCGCAACTACGGGGAATTTAAAATGACTGATTTAAACGAAACTGCGAACACTTTGGGATCACTCGAGACTGTCCAGAAGGCCGAGTTCACGCCGGACGATTTACGCTCGGAAGTTCAGCGACTCGTAACCAAAGTCGCGGAGCTCGAGGGAGACTTGCGAAACCTTAACGGCATCCGAGTCAGTGAGACCGAGCGCGCCAATAAATACATGGACAAGTGCCAGACCACGGCGGCCGCTCTGTTTGATTTGATGGAGGGTGAGATTGTCGCCTGCTTTACTGGTTTACTCGAAGACCTTGGAGACAATCCGGAGTTCGAGCGGCGGATCGAATCTATGATCGAAGAAGGCATAAACAACGCGGACATAATTACCGACAGCGATGTTGAGCGAGCAGTCGAAGACGCATTTGAGCGGTCACAGTTTATTGACGGCGACGATGTAGACGAGCGGATCGGCGACGCTATCGGCGACAGTTCATTCGATGCGGCAGTCCGCGACGTGGTGCGTGAGATGATCCGCGACGGCGATATTGTCTTGTCTATTGACTGCACTTAATCCGAACCAGTGCAATCTACGGCCGGCCGGAGCGATCCCGCCGGCCTTTTTGTTGCGTTTATCGTATACCGCTGTTTATACTGGCGACTGGCCAATAACGGCCGGCAACTTAAAGGGAATAGAAAATGAGAAAAGTTACTCGAGAAATTGTCCAAGCTTGGGCGCGTGGCGACAGTCTGACAGTCGGCAACACTTGCACCGATGGCGACACCATTTGGTTACATGGTAACGCTATCGCGTGGAAGACCGGCAACACTGACGTGATCGCGTTAACGCTGGCAGGTTGGAACACTGTGACAACCCGCGAGCGGTTGAACGGCGTTCTCAACTTCTACGGGATTGACTACCGGTTCGCTCAACGCAACTGGGAGCCAGTGCTGATTATCGGGCGCGACGTGATAGAGACCGGCGAATTCGAGCGCGTTTATTTCAACCTGCACACCCAACGCCTGACGGAGCTAGCTTTCGTCTGTCGGACTGAACGCGACTAACCGCAACCAGTCAACCCACGGCCGGCCGGAGCGATCCCGCCGGCCTTTTTTTCGCCGGTAGTAAATCAAGCCGCGAGCCGTCGGCCGCGCTCCCTGCCAAACGTACCGCGAGCCGTGATCCGCGGATAACTGGCCACTGGTTATCGGTTCGTTTTCGGCGTGGCAGGGGATCCGATCGGCGGGGCGCGGCGCGCTATCCCGTCGGGCGGGCTGGGGCC